CCCGCCGTTCTCCTTGTTCCGCTGTGTCGACAGGTTCCCGGTCATCGCGGGCGACGAGATGGCGACGATAAGGGCCGCCGAGGAAACCGCCCAGGCCAAGTATGACGGCATCCTCGCCGATCGTGCGCGGCGGGAAGCTGCTCGCCAGCGCAACCAGAAGATGCGCGAGCGCCGGCACTTCGATCGGGGCCAGCGGGTCCAACCCGAGGGCAGGGTCTTCTCCGGCGTTACTGGCGTGATCGAGGAGGAGGACGGCCGGTTCGCAATGGTCAATTTCGGTGGGGCTATCCGTTGGAAAATCGGCACTTGGCTCCTCGAATCGGATGCGGTAGAAGATGTGCAACCCGTGACGGGTGCCGCTGCCTATAGCAGCCGAGCGAGTTAATTGGACGGAGGCATGCCTCGCCCTCGCTAACCTGACCGACATGCGATGGCATGCTCGGGCGGGAACAGAGAAGAATTGCCCAATATTCATTTATGCCACAGGCCCTCGCCTGCGCGTATTCTATCGGAGGGACGCGCTATGCTATGGAGCAGCATGACCCCTGAAGAACAGCGCCGCGAGATCGCGCGGATGGACCACGATCACCTCTGCAAGGAGGTATTCGAGCGGCTCCGTTATCAGGTCGAGTTTGTACAGGCGGGGCTCAAGGGCCTCACGCTGATCAATGGCGGCGCGATCGTCGCGCTGTTCACGGTTATCGGCAATAAGGGCGAGTCCCTACCGATTGACCCGCGCGCGATCTGGTGGGCGTTTGCGCTCTTCTCGCTCGGGCTAGTGCTGACGATCGGGACGTACATGGCGGCATTTGGATCGCAGCTATTCTATGCCCATTCGTCGCTGCTCCAGTCATGGAGCAAGCAGCGTGAGATGCTGGGCGGAGCAGCGGACGAGAAGCACGTGGCTATGTTCGACATCGGGAAGATTGCTGAGATCGCCGGAATCGTTGGTGCCAGCCTGTCGCTGCTCTGCTTTATCGGTGGTGCGGCTGCTGCCTTGGTCGCCGTTCTCCCCTAGTGCCCAGTAGGCCGCCGGCACTGCGCGCCCGGCCACGCGCCAAGCCATCGAACTGGACCCGGAAGGTATCCAGGCACAAGCGTGGATACGACACGGCGTATGATCGGATGCGCGCCGTCGTCCTGCGCGAGGAACCTACATGCCGCCCGTGCGAACAGCAGGGCTTCGTGACTGCGTCGGTGACCGCCGACCATATCCGACCACTGGCCGAGGGCGGGACCGGCGACCGCGATAACATGCAGGGCATCTGCTCTGCATGCCACAAGGCGAAGACCGCGCGCGAGGCGCAACGAGCGAAGAAGCGGAGGCAGTGATCGATCGCATCGGAGACGCCCTCGCGGCGTTCGTAGCTCGCTACGGCGTCGAGGTCGAAACCGTGAAATCCCTGAAAAATGGCGCAAATCCGCCGCTTTTCGGCCGATCCGAAGCCGATGGGCGGGGGGAGGGTCGAAAGTCGAAGGGGCAAGGCGCCTGGGACCGCGTGTGGGACCTTTTTTTTGCGCGCGCGAATTAAACTTTCGGGCCGATATAACTTTGTTGCGTATGCGGGGAGGGGCCCATGAGACCCGGTCGCAAGCCCGAGACGCCCTCGACCAAAGAGGCGCGCGGCACCCTCAAGCCCTACCGCGACAGCGGCAAGGTTGAGATCTGTGTTCCCGGTGATCCGCCGGTTATGCCTGACTATCTCACGGCCGGCGCGATCGACGTCTGGCAAGAAGTTCTGCCCCGCGTGATGGCGGCTGGCGTGTCCGAGGTCGATAGTGCGATGCTCGCGCGGTACTGCTCCACCGAGGCTATCGTCCGCGAGACGTTCCGCGCTGATGGCGCGCCGCCGCCCGCCGCGTATCTGACCATGCTTCGCCAATACGAGGAGCTGCTTCGGATTGCGGGGCCGAAAAGCCGCGTAGGCGGCGGAGGTGGCGATGGCGCGAAACCCGCAAACCGCTTCGCCCGCAACGGCTCCAGAAACCGAGCGTGACTTCGCGGCGATAGCGCTGGCCTATGCCAAGCGCGCCGCCGCAGACACGGACCAGGTCGATCATTGCAAATGGGTTCGGCTGGCCGGTCAGCGTCACCTCGACGATCTCAAGCGATCGAAGTCGAAGGACTGGCCGTTCAAGTTCGATCCTTGGTATGCGAACGATGTCTGCGACTTCATAGAGGGCCTGCCCCATGTCGAGGGGCGATGGGAAACGCCAACGCTCCGGCTTGAGCCTGCGCAGGTATTCATCCTCGCGATGGTATTCGGCTGGCGGGATAAGGCGACCGGCCTCCGCCGCTTTACCGACACCTATATCGAGATGGCCCGCAAAGGTGCCAAGTCGACCCTGACGGCTGGCGTGGTGCTGTATTGCACCGTCTGCGAAGATGAGCCCGGCCCGCTGGTGCTGATCGGCGCGACCACCGGGGCCCAGGCGCAAAAGGTTTTCAATCCGGCCAAGAAGATGGTCGAGAAGACGCCGGACCTTCAGGAGGCATTTGGCCTCAAGGCTTGGGCTCGCGCGATCACGTCGGACATCAACGACGGCTCTATCCAAACGATCAATTCGAAGTCGGCGACGCAGGACGGCCACAATCCCCATCTGGCGGTTCTCGACGAGCTGCACGCCCATAAAGATCGCGGTCTCTATGACGTCGTCCATTCGGCTGACGGCGCGCGGCGCAACCCGCTTTACTGGAAGATCACGACAGCCGGCTACATTCTCGACGGCGTCTGCTACGAGCAGCGCAGCTTCTCGACGAAGGTTCTGGAGCGCTCGATCGTTGCCGAGCACGTCTTCGGGATCATCTTCACCCTCGACGGCCCGAAGGACTTCACGCCGGAGCGCAAGGTCGGAGATGATCCTTACAATGAGCGGAATTGGCCCAAGGCCAATCCGCTTATGCCTGTCACCCCCAGCATCGATTCAATGCGCCGCCTCGCGATCAAGGCGCAGGGAGCGCCCGGTGAAGAAGGCGAGTTCTTCACAAAGCGCCTCAACAAATGGATGTCGGCGGCGTCTGCCTGGCTGAGTGTTCCCCAATGGATTGCTTGCGGCGATTCAACACTTCGGCTCCGCGACTTCGCCGGGCTCGACTGCTACGTCGGCGCGGATCTCGCTCACAAGAGCGACATGACCGCACTGTCGCTGGCCGCGCTGACGGCCGACGATCAGTTGCTGCTGAAGACTTGGTTTTTTCTGCCAGAGGCGGTCTTGCTCCGAACCGGGCAGGGAGATCGGAACAACGCCGAACTTTACCGCCAGTGGCACAAACAGGGAAAGTTGATCACGACGCCTGGCGACTGGGTCGACCAAGCCCGCGTCGAGCGACATATTCGTCGCCTTCGTTCGGTGCTGCGCGTGCTGAAAGCGACCTTCGATCACTTCGCTGCCGCAGAAGAAATGGCCGTTCGCCTTAACTTGGATTTGGATGACGGCAGCGGTTTCGCCACCATTCTACCCAAGAACGCAAAGAATGTGACCGACCCTGCGCGGGCGTTTGAGGCCCGCATAATCGGCGGGCCTCATCTTATCCGGCATGACAATAACCCAGTGATGACGTGGTGCGTCGGGAACGCGGTCGTCGACCGTCGAATCGACGGCTCGATCCTACCCAAAAAGGAGACGCCGATGTCGATGAACAAGATCGATGGCGTCGATTCCTCGATCCATGCGCTCGCTCCGATGCACCTGCCCGCGGACGATAGTCTTGGGATGGATGACTGGATTGCGAGCTACGGCGCATGAATGGCTACAAGCTATCCGCACCCGCGCGCGCAGCCGAACAGCGCTGGGTAGCTTCGCGGGCGGCTAAGGACATCATGCCGTGGCGTGGCGGCGCTCTGTCGACCGAGCATGCTGACAATTTCGTTCGCAACCAGGCGACCATTGCCGAGGTCAGCGATCATATGCGCACCCGCGGTACGAACATTCTCGGCCTCTCGGCGACCTGGGCATGCATCAACCTTCTCGCCGGGACCATCTCGTCTTTGCCGCTGATGGTTTATCGCGACGTCAATGGCGTCCGCACCGTAGCAAGCGATCATCCGCTCTATTGGCTGCTGCACGACAGCCCCAATTTCGACCAGACCGCGGTCGATTTCTGGGAATATATCACCGC